GTATAAGGGACAGTTTTTTGCGAGGTCCCCCCGGTTTGAGTCGAAATAGCAGAAATAGCAGAAACTCAAACGTCTCTCACAACTTTTCTGTAAATTCCGACAAGATTCAGCTCCACAATCTCATCGATTGCTTGCTCGTTCGCCAAGTTGTCATCAACTTCTGACAGATCACCAGAGGTCCGTGCCACCCTACCTAGGTAGGCAGAGGTGTGGTACCCATGTTGAACATCCCATAAGTACCATTTGTCGAACTCATCGAAAGGATCGTAAGGATTGTCAGTAGTTGTTAGTCTACACAATCTCATGATTGGTTCTTCACTTCCTTTCTTCTAAGTTCATGCAAGAATAGCACGACGAACTGTCGATGTTGAGACGCCAAGTGCTTCAGCGATCTCAGCATTGGTTGCTCCATTACGCTGCATAGCTTCAGCTCTCGCTATCTGAGCATTACTCAAACCTTGCTTAACCTTTGGTGTGGCCAGCTGTTTGATGTAGTCGATGTCAGCGTTAGCGATGACTTGCTCCAAGAAGTGGTTGGAGACTGCGCCCTTCTGTATGGCTTCCCACTCTCGTGGTGTAGGTTGTACCCTACTACCTGCCTTGTCTGCGCCTAGTCTTTGGCGCGCAGTACGCAAAGCCATTGACTCGATCTTCGCTGCTTCGTCAGCATCCATGTCCGGGTTGGAGGCCCGCTTGGCATCAAGTACCCCTTTTGCTACCGCCTGGGCTTGTCTCTCCAGGGGTTTATTCTTGAGGGCGGTGTTTAGTTTAGCCCGGAGGGATGAAACCTCGGGGGCGTATGTTTCCGCAATAGCAGGGTTCTTGACAATGGATGGTTGGTTAATAGATTCCTTACGGGCCCTATTAGCCATGGCTTTGAGCTTATTAGCATGGTCGGCATATAGCGCTTCCATAGTGGTACCCGAAGATAGCGCATGGGCATCTTTAACAGTACTCATCTTGCGGGTCTCGGTTTGATAATAAACCCGTTTAGTAGTACCATTCTTAAGACGCTTCTCGTAATAGCGACCAGTCTCTTTGTAAATGAGCTCGCCAGTTTTGGGATCTATAGATCCGCCTTCCGAAGCGCGGCGAAGTTTCCGCTCGGGGACGTACGCCTTGGACTTAGCCAGCGAAATAAGTGTGGATGCACCGCCGCCATTTTGGTATTTCTGCTTCAATTGAGCAATGCCGTTATCTTTTTCAGACTGAACATAATTCAATCCGTGCTTCTCAGCGTCGATAACAACCATCGAATGACGGACGGCCCTAGCCAATTCGCTCGGCTTAGCCTGCTTGAGGGTCATATCGGTAATGAGATTACTGATCTTACCCATCTCGGTCTGCGTATTCGTCATACGCTTCATTCCCGGAACCGCGGGGTATGCAGTCTTAGGATCGAAGCCTTTCAAACCACGAAGCGGAGGAGCAGTTCGAACTTTGGTAGTTCCACCGAGTGGAATAACGACAGCATTATCGCCATCGAAATCGGCTCCCGACAATCGTTCTGCGACAGACGGATGAATACCGATTGCGTCCTTCGCTTTTGGCGAAATAAGACGAATTCCATCCTTGAATTTGTTGTTGACAACAAGCTCAGGAATCTCGAATGTTCCACCGTGGGGGTATCGTACCAATGCAACTCGCTCACCATGCTTGAAATTCGGTGCATAGACCTCATTCGGCTTGATGTTCTTAAGCGGAAGAATGACCTGAGCGGCTTGGCGTGGCAATGCGGCGGCTTTAAGATGGACCGAAGCCGAATCGGCAGATTCTGCGAACTTCTCGAGAAGCTTTCGCTTAATAACCGGGTTAGTGAGCGACATGATCTCTTGGAAATCATCGTCGAACTTCTTCCGGGTGATCCCGAGCTGACGCTTAGCCATGTCGAGACTCTGCTTCGAAAGGAACTGTGATGCCAGAGACTTACTCCAGTCGTCCCAAGAACCTTCGTCGTTAACCAGGTTAAGTGGCGACAGCTTCTTCTTTCCGTCCTTACCGATATACTCCATCTGGCGTCTAATGGTGGCGCCGAACGGGTTATCGGGATCGGATTTGAGCGGTTTTAGCGCATCCATCTTGTTTCCGGTGTTCTTCTTATTGGTGTTGAAACGAACATCAACACCTTTCGGAAGATCATCGGAATACATGGCCATACCCTTTAGATAATGGGTTCCATCCACAGCAATGCGGACCTGAGCATAATGGCTATTACCCAGATCCAGATCACGAACTCCACGACGAAGCTCAATGACACCATCCATATCACTACCGCCGTCTGGCCCGTACTTAACTTCGAGTCTCTTGGAATCGAGGTTACTAGGCTTCCGAATACCAGTAGTAATATCGCCGTCACGCACAACAACACCGGGAGTGCGAATCTTATCAAGGTTCTTCACCACTTCCGACTTGGGTGTGCCAGGAGGAGATAAGACTCGAATATTGGTGTATCGATCCGATCCTGCCTGCTTCAAATATACATCGTGAGTCTCGTAACCTTCGTTCTTGAGCATCTCGACAGCAGCCTTAAGCTGCTCATTGGACACCCCGAGGTTGAGTTCAACACCCGTGCCGTAATCAATGAATTTACGGTTATCGGCGTCCTCGCGAAGAATGTCAGCGGTCTTCAAGATCTTATCCTTGCGAGCGAGAGCATCAGGCTTGAGAAGCTCCCGAACAGAACTCTCGTTGAGTCCCATCTCGCGACCGATCGCGGAGGTAGACAGGCCCTTCTCTTTGAGTGTTAGGGCTCGGTGCACTTTATCAGCTTTCAACTCCGCATTGGCGTTAGTGATATGCGCACGAAGCTGAGTGGTCGTAATACCCATCGCCTTAGCGATCTGCGGCTGCGAGAGTCCTTGCTTACGAAGTTCCTCGACCTGACCTTTAAAACCGTGAGCTGACTGATATGGTTCTTTACCCGACCCCCACGGATACCGCCCAGATCTCCGGGGCATACCGTAGTGCTCTAGGTAGTCGTCGTGATCTTCAGTTGAGAATATCACGCGTCCTCCTTAGCTTTCTCGATAAGCTTATCGAAGTGGACAATGCGGGACATGATGTGCGCAATATCATCCATGTTCGGAATAAAGATCTGCACATCATCGTTTTGGTAGATACGAAGCTCCGACTCGAGGCTCATCGGCTTCTCGTTATACTCAAGACAGAACAAGGCGGCGTAGACCATGAGTTGGTCCATCTTGGCGCGACTCGTTCCCGTCTTGAGATCGTGAATCCGTAGGAATCCCTTCCTCTCGTCGAAGGATATAGCATCCGCAGTACCGAAGGCGTTAACCGAATAGAAGAGGACAACTTCGGGATCCATCTTGAATCCGATGGCGTCATTCACATAAGCATTGAATGTAACCTTATTGCGGGGCATCCTCATCTTGAGTCGGATATGTTCTGCGGCGAGCGCGTGGAGACGCGTGCCATGTGCGGCTGCCTGAGCGGTCGTAAACGTAGACACCAGTTTCTCGTCGTCGTAGTTCAACCAAGAGTACTTAGAGGCACTAAGGAAGGCGTGCGCTCCCTCCAGGGTTGAGTGTGAGTTCCAGATCATGAAGAACGTGCTCCTTGTTCTCCGGGGATATGAATGCGCCGAACGATACGGCGTTGGCCTTCTTGATGTAATAGTCTTGGTTGGGCTGGTGTGCCTCTTTAGCGGACTTCTTAACTTCAAGGAAGGCCCAGCGGTCTTGGTAAAGGACCGTGAGATCGGGGATACCCTGAATATGGTTCGGGTCATTCTTGAGAACCAGGCATCCCGGAAGGCGTTGTTTGATTTCTCGGATCAAACCTTTTTGGAATATACTCTCACGAGCCATTCGCTTTGTCCTTTCCAACAAGTCGATTAGAGAAGGGACAGAGGATCGCAAAACATGGATCATCCCCACGATCACTCCGTACCTGTTGCATGGGCAGAAAGGACACAAAAACCCATATGTCAAGTTTATTTGACATGCGACAAAATAAGGCGTTTTGCCCCATTCTGTCCCTTCTCTTCATTATACGCGAAGTATCTCACGCTAGGACAATGACCCACAAAATCGTGTTGGACCCTTTTTGAACCTCGAAACCCTTACTCTCTATACTTTTTAATTTTTACTTTTTACTTATTAATAGAGAAAAAAAGGGTCCAAGGGTCCAAGACCCCGACTTTTCGTTGGAATTCCAACGTTTTAGGGGCAATGACCCAAAGGGTCCAAAAAGGGTCCAAAAGGGTCCATTTTTCGAGTTTGTGGGTCATTGTCCCCCGTTTGCGAGGACAGTACCCCATAAAAAATGTGTTTTGGACCCTTTCTGGACCCTCTCTGCCCCCTTTTTTTGGTCCAAAAATCTGGGACTAAAGTCCTATAAATGCGCGCTCATTGAACACCTTCTTTCGTGAAATCGCGTCTTGAATCGCCCGATCGATAGGAGAATTCGAGACCAATCGGTAGTAAAACAACTTAGAATACGGAGTATTGAGACGATCGATCCGCCCCTCAGCTTGCTCCATGACCCTGTAAGAATAGTTCAGCGAGTAGAACACCATAGTGTCTGAAGTAGTACAGTTCCACCCCTCAGCGCCAGATGTATACTGTACGAGATACACCCACGACTTGCCCTCAGGCACCGGATCGTGGCGATGGCCGTTGTACTCTGAAATTGAGAACCCGTCCTTCCCAAGACCCCGAAGACGCTCAAGCTCGTAATCGAAGTTGTAGAATATCACAACCCGAGGATGACGCTTGAGTACATCGAGGACCGCCGCGTATCTCCGGGAATCGTCATTGACGACTCGTCTGAACAGATAACACAACCCCCCTGCGTTCTGAACAGGCTCATCCCTCCAAGGATCAAACCGAGTCTTCGCGATCTGCGAATATAGCTCCTCGTCGTGTTTTACACGAATACTACGTCGAACTCGTACCGTATGTCGTTCGACCGGCATGTCAACGAGGATCTGTCTTCTGAGATTCTCAAGAACCCCCGTCTCGAGGTATCGCTGGACCTGGGGGAACTTGGCGAAGTTATTAAAGACGACGTGACGACGGATGAATTCTGTTCGGTTCTTATAGAATCCGTTTGCGACAAATAGCGGAATATAGTCGAGCCATACATCTCCAGGAGTAGCGGATAGCATGATCCACCGGTTTCGCCGAGCAATTCGGATGAACGTCTTAGCCCATTTGCCAGATCCACTTGCCCGTTGTTCGTCGAATATGAAGAAGGCTCCGGTAACATTCGCCACTTTGTGGATCTCATTCCACGAGATAACATGGGCATCTCCGTTCTCGTCACTTCGATCAACTCCCACTCTTGCGAATTCTAGATCCCATTCTCTATCGTTCCTCTTTTTGGCAGTTGTCACCACATAGCACGGAATGTGGGATCTCCTGGGTACCAGTGGGATCAACCCACCCCCGCAGATCGTCGTATACCAGTACGCCACCGCCGTTAGACTCTTCCCCGAGCCAACTGAACCGCACAACACCTTCCCGTTCGCAAGGTTCTCCAAGGCTTCTAACTGATGCTGCCGTAGCCGCATTGTAAATCCTTCCAGGAATGTTCATGCCAGTGCTCCGAACTCATCCACGATAGCATTCCAGTCGATTCCACGCTTCATATAGTAGATGCGCTTACCTTTTTCCGAGTGAGTGATGAGTTCGAGATTGTCAACATGACAGTTGCGAATATCGCCATCGATGAACCAGAGATTGTGAGTATGCCGATCATAGTCGCCGACCCAAGCCTTGTATACAAGAATATGGTTGTAGTACATCTTGTTGCGTTTGGTTGTCTGATCGACAATGTTGACAACGTAGTACGGAGTCAATACGTGCGGTTTAGGTCGCATCGTCCTGAGATATGTATCACCGGTGGACTCGCGATAACGGATAACATAACCATCATTGGTGATATAGTAGTCAGGGTGGTTGACGAGGTGGCCGATCCACCGTCCGACCATGTTGTACTCGATGAAATAGCGGTCGAATTCTTTATCGCTCATGATTGTGCCTTTCGTAAGGGATAGTACGCGTTGGGAGGGGCTCCAAGCCTTGTGTTAGACCTGAAACCCCTCCCTGTGTAGTTACGCGATGTTGTCCGGGAAATTCCCGATAGTGGGCCACAACAAGCTCTTGTAATACACCGAGCTGTTACCCAGAGTTGCTGCACCGTACCACGGATGCGCCTTGTCGTACTCGTGCAGCCGAATAAGACGCGCTTGATAGTCGATCTCGAGAAGTGGGTTGTTCTGAGGGGTCAGGATAGCGGATTGGAGGACGGGGCATTTGAACGCAACATAGCCGCTCTTCGTAAGTATCGGTTCGTCGCATTCACCACCCCCACCAACCGTTCCCATAATCCGAAACACCCACTTGCGAGGTTTCGTAGGCTCTCGCTTAGAGCGAATATGGTCAGCCTCCAACAGCGTCCACCAATTCCACTTCTCATAACGCAGTGTTTCCAATCCCGAACAACTACTCGTGCGCAATGTTCTGAGGGAAATCCGCAGAGTCTCGTCGCAGCAACACCAGACTGTTAGGATACCACGTCCAATCGCTCTCGTGGGGCGGTCCCTCAAAAATGAAGATCCGCTCGTCTTTGTTGGCATTCCGCAAAGCGATCACCACGCCGTCGTCGGAAAACTTGTAGTGTGGTAAGCCTCGACAGATGAATGTGTCTGTGATGCCGCCCGAGTATGTCTTGTTGACGAACACGAAGAACGTATTAGATGTCCGACGGGCATGTTCGGCCATCGCGTTCAGAGCTTCCATCCACGCCATCAGAGACCCTCCTCCTTACAGAACTCGTCGAGCGAGGTCGTTTCCGAGAACTCGGGAGAGTATCGGATGAGCTTCAATTGCCTCGGCGTCCAAGACCATGTATGCCCCTCGTCTCGAATGGTGATCGTTCGGTCGCGGTTCGCATCCTTAAGTCGGATCCCGAGTCGTCCGTTAGTTTTGAAGACCTCCGGAAGGCCCTCGCAGATATATGTGTTGATCAAAGGAAACACATCATCTGTCACGTCCTCGAAGATGAAGAACCTCGTGCCGAATCGCTCCTGCCTCGAGAATTCATCCTTCATCCGTTCGTAAACATCATCCCATGTCATTTGTCATCACCCCACGTAATGAACTCGTCGACATTCCCGGTGTAGGAAATGGTCTTCTTCTCCCAGTTGATGTTGAGCTTCGGTCGTGTCTTCTTGATCGTGACGAGCTTTACGCCAGGATCCTTAGGCCCGATGTAGATGTACTCTCCGTCGATGAAGAGATCCTCGACATTCCACTTATGAGTCTCATTCGGGGCGTACCAGCTGAACCTCCAACCTGTAGGATCGATCTGACGAAGGGAAAATGGTGAATTAGACATGAGTGTGCTTTTGAAGAGTCGGAGGTCACGGCAGATATAGCGGATGGCACATTGTTCGTCGTACTCTTTATAGAGTGTCTGAAGCGTCGTCACAGCCAAGCACCTCCAGACGGTCTTTGATGTGATTGAGAACCCTCACGAGGGCTTTGACATCGAGCTTGGACACGCCGTCACAGACATCCTTCTCGATGAAGTTGAGTGCGTTTCTGGAGACGAAATGCATCCGTCCGCCCAGCTCCTCGAGTTTCCAACTGGTGTGTGGAAGGCGCATGTGGATCTGTCGATCGCCGTTGAGGAAGTAATATGCCTCGGTCGTCTGGACGATGTAGTTGATCTCCTCGTAGATGTTGTCAGGCTCTCCGAGAGATGGCGAGAGACCGTTGAGAGCATACCACTCTCGAAGGTTCGTCTCGCCGTTGATGTTACAGGATGACAGTCGCTCGTAAGTTGTTTGGTGTGTCATGATGTGGTGCTCCTTTGAAATATCAGTGCGTGTAGATCTGGTCGAAGTCGACAACGTAGACGTCGGGTCTATCAGTATAGATACGAACAGTTGCATCTCCTGGCATGTAGATATAGTGCTCCGGACGGATGTCGTTGTGACCCTTGAGTACGACCCAGTCACCCGAACCGTCCCAATAGTAGTCGTGCGCGTGGAATGTCTCGTTACCACCGATGTTGATCTCGATCTCATAGATATTACCCTTGGCGGTGCGCTCACCCCACTTCTTGATGATCTCGCTCGCCAGGTGCGCTTCCATCCGAGGCCTGTTCGGCATGAGACGATATGCTCGAACGTTGTCCCGATGGATCGGATCGAGGTAGAAGCTATCCGTTCGGAACTGGATTTCCTGCTTTCTGCCGCCGTTGGCGTAGGTCCCGATGAGAATGGTGATCTCCTCGTCAGTACCCGGACCCAAGTCGATATCAGTCACGACGAATGGATCCTCTCGCCCGTACAGACCGATCACTCGGGGATACCAACCATCGTCGAGGTCATTCTTGAGTGCTGTGTAAATCATCTCGATCATCAGAGAGCCTTCTTCGTGTCGATGTAGAAGTTGTTATCAGCTTTTTCCCATAAAGTGTTGGCGCGGTAGACGAGATCCTTCTTCAGGCCGTACTCCTTATCGATGAGGGTCAGTGTGACGTACTGTTGGTCGCGGATGACGGAGCTCTTCATGTCGACGACGAAGTAGTCGCGCTTTTCGATTCGCACCGAGGGGCTCGTCCGAGAACCGTCGACGAAACCATATGTCAGCATGATCTCCATGGTGGTGATGCGTTTGTCCTCCTCCACTTCGACGATATCGCGACCTGACGAGTCTTGAATGTCGTCACGGATCTTCGTCTTCTCGTACTTAAAGAAGAAATGAACCGGCGTTGCGGAGGGATCGTCGATTCGAACACCGTAAAGATCCACATACTTCTCGTCGTTGAATCCGAACCGGAATATGATGTAGATCTCATTTCTCTCGGGGAACTTGATGAAACACGGCTGTCCCCAGAGTTCGAGATGGTTGTTCTGCCTTCGCCAGAAAACGCGAACCTCTTGCTCGTTGACGTATTGGGTCATGACAGTATCCCTTGAGTCTTCGGCGCCTTAAGCGATGTGGTGTTGATGAAGTACTCCCCGTCGAGTAGATATGTGCCGTTGTCTTCTGAGCGGGTCAGAATGGCAGCACTGGTCAGCACGAGGATCTGGAGATTATTAGAGTGATCGAGCAGACCGCTAATAAAGACCAGCGATCGGTCGCCGTCAGCATGGATGAGCTCACAATTCTTCAGTATACCGAGACCGCTAACTCTCTGAAGAGTAACTGTCTGACCCACAAACTTAGCTTCGGCGAATATGCGTTCGACTCGGTCCTCGATACGATCTTCGAGCACTCGAATATGATTCTCATCCCGAAGAATCCTCGTGTCGTTATCGAAAGTGACTCGCTTCACGACAAGTGTATCCCGGTCGACGAGAACGAGATCCGTCTCATATGTCGCCTGCTCGGTCTCCCAATCCCACCCCTCATCATAATCATCGAGAATATAAGTCCTCGAATCGTTGGGAAGCGCCACGAGACAGCGCAGATCTTTGTTTTCACATTGGTCGTAGATGTGGGGGATGTCTTTAACACGCAGCATGATGTTATCCTTTCTGAAAGATTGAGGGAGGGGCTCCAAGCCTTGTGATAGCCCTGAAACCCCTCCCTCGCGATTTAGGAGTCAGTTACTCCTCGTAGTCGGCGGGAACCTCGGGTCCGAAGTCCTGAGCGTACTCAATGTCGAGTTCGTCCTCGCGGATCGTGACATACATCGTCTTGAGATATGCCTTGACGCCGTGAGCGTTCTCCATCTCCCACTGGTAGGGGTTGATGGTGAGGTCGATCTTCTCGATCTCGGTGTAGTCGATCAGACTAACAGTGTCCTCATCGATCACCGTCCGCTTGCGTCCCTGGTTCGAGATGAAGACGATACGCGGAGGCTTGACGCGATATGAAACCTCGACGGGAAGATGGAACGCTGGGTCATCATCGGGATCGCGCTGCTTGAGCGCCTTGACATTGAAGCCCATCGAACTGAGCTCATTCGCCTCTGACTCATTCAGAAGGATCGAGAAAGTTCGCTTGCCTCCTGCGGCGTTAAAGCGTGTCGGAGCTCCGGCGAAGTTGCGGAAGATGATGCGGACATTGCGAAGGGTGACGTCATTCATGATTGGTACTCCTTTGGGTTGATCTGCGAGTGTGCTGCGATGTCTGAGGCTAGGTGAGCCATCCAATAAGAAGCCTTCTCGAGTTCGAAAGCAGCTTTTGCCGTATCTCGCTCAGATATAACGTTGTACGAAGCAATGTTGATACGCGCAAGAGTTCGTTCGATCTGCTTCATTCGGGACGACTTGAATCGGGCTCCCAATTGAAGAGGTCCGGGGCGTTCTTCATCTAACGGGCCCATGACTCCATCCTCGAGTGTTCATGGATCACATCGACAGCGACCTCTTCGAGCTTCTGAAGGAACCGAGCCTGCTCAGTCGGGGTTGCGGTCTTGAAGAAGTCAACTCGGATGACAACTTCGCCCGTATTGGTTTCCTGGTAAATGGGTCCGCCGCGCTGGTTCTCTGTGTAAATGGAAGCGCCCTTAACGATAACGTTTTTGGGCGTGGAGGGACCATCGAGAATGTCGATTGCGGTCAGCTCGTCGTAATCCATCAGTTCTCCTCCATCACAATGTTGTGGATAGCATTGTGAATTTTACCCACGAACTTCGTCTTATCGTCGTAACTCATGCCGTGTTCGAAACGGACGAGAATCGTAGTCTCGGAGGTCTTCTCATCCGCCGAAATGCTAGTCTCCACAGAAACGTGTCCGTCGGTAGCGATAGTTTTAGCCATGATAGTTTATCCTTTCAAATGCGAAGACCCTATCCGCTGGGTAGCGGATATAAGGCCTGTGAGTAGGTCAGTGTCGGAATGGGGTCACTTTACCGGAGCGAACGGCGTCCAGATCCTCTTGGGTCGTGTCTTTGCACCACTGCATCAGCCACACCGCTAAGCTGTAAGACTTAACGAGTGCGAAACCGAGCAGAATAACAAAGAGAGCGATGGAGAGGTCCTGGACGCCGCCGGGCTCGATGGTGAACATGAGGTTTCCTTTCTGTGGTGGTCACTATGCCCCATGTTCTTTCCGCGGATCTTAATGCGCAGTCACGTACTCCCTAGGATCCCGAAGGTACGCCAACAACCGATCGATCTCCTCAGGCTCCATCCTTTCGATCACGGTGGCGGAAAGAACCTCGTCGTTACCGGACTGCTGAATCTGGAAGGGTGTCTTGTCAGGCATTGTCTGTTCCAACTTTCTCGAGCTTTTCCATAAGTTCCTCGGCGCGCTTCTCCCACGTCGAGGCCTTGTTCCGTTCGTCGAGGGCCATGGTCATCAGGTGTCGAGCGGCCTCCTTGTGTTCGCTCATCTTGGTCATGGCGTGCTCGATATCGTCAAGAAGCGCCATTAGCGGTCCTTTCATAGAGAGCCTGCTCGGCGTACGAACGGCTCGCATCGATTCCCGTCTGTAACATGCCGGCGTAGAAGGATACGATGCGGATGAACTGAGAACGGTCCAGATCGCCCTGTTCGACGTGGAAGACGAGGTCTACACCGCCGTCGGGAGTGTCTCGAACGATGATGTCAGGTGTGTGGTTAATGGGTGCACTCATTTACGTACTCTCTTCGGGATGTTGTATTCGTCGATCAGGGCGTCTAGAAAATCGCACAGATCCTCGTTCATCCTGTCGATGATCTCGCGGTTTCGAACTTTGGGAATGGTGATCTCGAGGGTGTAGCCGTTGGTGGATCCCCCAAGGGGGAGAACCCGAGATTTGACTCTCAGAATCCTCCCCCGGGAATTTTTGATCCAACGACGAGCGAAGGTCTCAGCTTCCGGTTGAGCCTCGTCATCGTCACCAATCTCCGCCAGAATATCCTCGGCAGACTTTGTCAGTTTCACTGCCGACGCATCTCCCGCACGAAGATCCAGATGAGCCACAGACCGCTAGTGATGATGGTCATGAAGACATCGAAGATAAAGCTGATGATACCATAGTGTCGTCGCATGATAGTGTCCTTTCTAGAATGTTGAGATATCGGTCAGGTGCGGTTGACTCGCCCGCAAGCAGCGTCCTGGACCCAGATGTGGTACCAGCCCCATCCGAAGCGAACCCAAATCCAGCGTCCGCACATAATATGCCTCCTTAGGCAGCCTTGACGAACTCTTCGAAGTCGCCAAACTTGTTGATGGTCTCCACGGCATTGTCGACCAGATGCCGTGCGTATGTCTTATCGATCCACTCAGGCTTGTTAGCCTTCTCGATAAGAGTCGCGTCCTCCCACTTGTACCCTTTGGTACCTGTGACGTCCGCATAGGTCTCGGTCTTCTCGTTGTACCGCTTCAAAGCTCCGCCCGGAATGCCAGGCTCGTCCTTCACGGGAACAAACAGACCGACACGTCCGATGAAACTGAAGTGAGACCGCTCGGGATCCTCGCGTTGAATATACATCTTCGAGGTAACCGACTTTGCCTCGCAGTAGTCTCGGAACGTGAGCTCCTCGTGAGAGAAGAGCTGCTTGAATACCACCGGGTGCTGGAATTGCGCGCCAGTGGCAGTCCATCCACCGTCTTTATACTTCGCAATATAGACGGCGTCATTGACAAGACACATACGTTCGTACGTCGCTTCATGCTCGAAGTTGTACCCGTACTTCTTTCCGAAGTCGATGACCTCCTGAATGATCTCGGGAGTTGCATCGGGGATTTTGATCGAGTCCGTCTTGATATGGGCGACAATAAAGCCCTTGCTCTCGACGAACTCCATGAGGTCGATCATGAACAAAGCACCGCGCTTCGCCACAATGTTGTCGACATTCCTTGGGTCGCGGAAGGCGTTCGGGAACTTCGCAGCCGTGAGACCGTAGACGCTGTTGATAACGATCTTCAGCGAGTTGGCCAAGGCGACGTGGTCCACACCTTCCTCGATAAATGACCGCAGGACGCCTCCCAAAAGAGTCTTTGCTGTCTCGTCATCTCCTCGCTTGATAGCGATACGAGCCTGCTTGATCTCTGAGTACCGCTTGGTGTATTCGTCTCCGAATAGGTTAAGCGCTTCGATCGAACTGGGATGCATACTGGAGACGTCGAGTAGGGCGACGTTATAGTAAATTCCCGGCTTGGCTCGGACGAGACCACCCTCTCCCGTGGTAATTCCTTTGTAAGTGGACTCCATCCCGATGATGCGGCCATCGTCATTCACCTTCTGCTTGTACTCGTATCCGGGGAAGTCCTTGCTCAGATCCGTGTATACAAACTGGCTCTGAGGATGGCGATTCGTTCCGAATACGATTCGAGTAGTGTGAGCGTTGGTCGAGGAGTTGATAGGCAGCCCGGAAATCTTAGCCAAGATCTCCCGAGCGACCCAGTCTTCGTGACGAGCATCGAAGACAGCCTCCGTAGCGATCACGTCGTTGTCACAGTACTCTGCGACTTCGAGCCACTTGTCCTCGGGAACCGGTTCATCCCAAGGATAATCAAGCTCTCGATGGACCAGACCAAGCTCGATCTCCCACTTCTTGAGAGACTGCTTCTTGGACGAGAAGTCGTAAATATCCGCGTAGCTGAGGTTGTAAGCCTCCGCGAACATCGCGTCCTTCTGTCCGGTGACAATCGCCTGACTTACCTTGTACAACTCGTAGTTATCGTACCCAAGCATTCGAGCGTGGAGAATATGGTTGTCGTAGCGACGGTTGTTGAAACCGATCAACTTGAACTTGAGGAGAGGCTCGAGGTCATCAGCGATCGGGTTGATCATACGATTAACTCGCTTGGAACCACGGACCTTCCAATTGACCAAGAACAGGTTCGGAAAGACCTCGACATCGAAGAAGACGATATCTCCGTCAGGATCCTTGCGCTTCTCAGCGACGATCTCTCGCATCTCATCCTCGTTCTTCTTGCCGCAGAAATGCATCTGCTCGACAAGCTTGAGGCAGTACTCCGACTGGTTGGTTGAGTTCGAGGCGAAGCGAATGATCGTCGGCTTCATCACACGAAGGTCGTAATCCATCCCTTGTTCATAGGCATCATCGAGGACCTTCTTAATGAAGTCCATCGACGGTCTGGTTGCCGGATGGATCTCCTTTTTGAGATTCCGAACGATAAGGTCCCTGAGAGTCTTATCATTCTTCATGACCTGAACATCGATCACTTTCTTCTCCCTGAGTGGTAGTCCTTCGGAGATGTGAGCAACAGGTAAGTCGTTACAGTACGACAGGCGTCGTCTAAGGCTCGCTTTTCCTGTAAATACTTTGACTTCGATGTTGTCGTCATACATAGCTGAGAGCTCGCTCGCATCACCCTCATAGATGTAGTGTAGGTGAATGCCGCTACCGCCCTTACTATACTCAGCGTAAGTAGGAGGCCATTTAGAAGCAGCCTCGAGATTGCGGTCCTTGCTTTTCTCACCGTCAACCTTAAGATCAAAATCGATGACGATATGATTCTGCGGGGGGCGTACATAATGTTCTTTACTCGTATCGATGTCTTCGAGTGTGGTGTCCACGTCGTCCCATCGGCGAGAAGGAACTCCATCCCGAGAATACTGAGCAGGACAGTCAGATAACACACTATCGAGTAAAGAAGCAGATTCGTCAAGTACAAGATGGTACTCCTTTTTAGGTTCTGCTTTCAGCTCGGTGATGTTGAACAATTCGAACTTGATAGAGCGGTAGAAGTTTTTGATCTTCGTTCCATTGTCGGTTCGAGATTGCGATTTGAATTCGTTGAAGAAAGCCTTGAACTCGTCCTTGAACTTGTTCTTAGGCATTCGGTTGATGTTGCTCTCCTCACAGTACTCACGATACTGGGCATAAGCGCTCTGAAGAGAAATACCGCCATCGAACTCGTCAAGGTTCCCCTCAACGAAGGCGTACAAGAAGTTTGTCTTGTACATCATCGACAGTGGTTTGTAGGCATCGTAGTAGTGAGGCCCATAGTGTTTGTAAACCTCGATACAATGTGTGGCCAACTCGCCCAGGTGGTCGTAAATATCCCTCACGAGAGCGTCGTACTCGCCGTGGGGGATCCTGTTACCACTTGGGCAGATGTCGACAAGCCTTCGGATGAGACCCGACTTGGTGTCTGTGATATGGATCGGTGAGTTCGTGCCCATGAAGATCATGCAGTCGAACTTCATCTCGTAAGCGGACTTGAACTTCTCATCCATCGGCATCTTCTCATGTGCGATAAGACTGTTGAGCATGGTGTTATCCGCAATACGAGATAGATTGCCATCGTGCTCGATAGCGACGAGGGGGTTTGTAGCAAGAGGTGCGAGAGCGAAACGATTGGTCCCGCTAGCCAACGCCTGAGACTTGAATGCAGCTGTGTAGCCGTCGAACAGTCTTTCGATGATGTTGATAATCGTCGACTTACCTGAACCGCCCTCGCCATAGAACACGAAGAACTTCTGGATCCACTTCGAGTCGCCCTCGAATATAGATCCGATAGCCCACTCGATCTTACGTCGGTTCTCCTCGTCATACAAGGTAGAGACCAACCTATCCCAGCTCTCAGTCGGACCAGACTTCAGAGAATATGGAAGTCTCTTACTCGCGTAGTCCTCGCGGCGAGGCTTGTCGTCCGCAAAGACCAGTTTCCGATCCAGTTGGATATGGGAGTCAGGCAGGTTCTTAATCCACCGACGGTAGATCGTCCAGCTCTGAGAGTTGTAGGTGCTCATCAACGACATGTTGAGATCGCCAGACAACTTTCCCTGCTGCTCGGAATATAGCCTCTGAAGCTCCTCATCGACGAGCTCCTGGAGATCATACTCCTCAGTCGACCAGAGACCCTTGCGAGGATCCCAAACAGCGTAGAAGTCGCCACCTCGGACCATGACGTCGTTCATACGACCGACGCGGAACGATGGGGTCACCCGCCACTCGTTCTTCTTGCCCTGTTGGACTGTCGCTTTCACGAAATCCATCGCGGCTCCTTTCTACTAAACGTTGTACACCGCCCGGATCCAGTAGTTCGCCTGGCTCCACATATCAAGAGCCTGACGGTTGAGCCCCTCTCCGTGAAGTTCGGGGAACCTGGAAATATCCGCGTCGGTGATGGGGAAGAACGAACGCCGTCCGTCCATGAGCTCGTCCAGTAGCTTCTTAACCTCTTCCCGGGGCTGCCCAGCCGGGTCGTTCAGGATTTCGTCCGTAAACGCTTCGAGATTGGCGTTCTGAAGCATAGTCCAGAACCATTCTACCGGATTCGAGATCAAGTCGGATAGACGTTCGCTAAGTACGACGAGCACCTCAAGAAGTGAGATCTCCCCATCGATCCACGATTGGGGGACGTCACGCTGAGTCTCGTACGCAAAGGTCTCACGCATATACTGCGCGTATCCAACCTGGTTGTCATCCATCACATGCCAGACGACAAACTGTGTCTTGAACAGAATCTCGAGAAGGACCCAATGAGTCTTCGCAAGATTCTTAGTGAAACGGTCCATACCCGTCTTGATGACGAGCCACTCGAAGTATGCCTCAGTCAAGGGTCTTCACCCGATTCATAGGGATCGACTGCGACTCCAGATACTCCTCGAGGCCCTCGTTGTGGAAGAAGAGCTGAATATCGGTCTCCTCACGATAGTTGCGAAGGTATTTAACGCTTCGTGTGGGGTCGACATCATAATCAACCATATCGTCCATAGCATCTTCGATAAGAGCCTTAACCCGAATATCAGGCAGGATGCTCTCGTCGTCCGCCATGTACACGAGGTTGTCACCCGCTAGATAGTGGAGCTCATAGCAGGGGAAGTCCGCCCAACCGCGCCAGAAGCTTTCCTCGGTCACTCGGATGATGGGAAGCTCGTGTTGCTCGTATCCCAGGTACATCTTCATGACTGCCTGGGCCTCGTCGTTGAACATATATGCATCCACGGCGACTCCCTGCTCCATATCGATATCATTCACAGGAGCAACGTCCTCGAACTCAGGAGGGTTGGTCCAGAGGGAACCGCGCTGCTGATCCTGCATAGCCTTGTATTCCTCGCCAGGCTTAGGACGTCCGAGCATATCAGTGTGCTTCGATTTGACTGGTTTGATGTCCTCACCCTTCTGAACGCGCTCAGTCTCGATCTTAAGCTTCGTCTGGTAGTAGTGCCGAATAGCCTCGACTTCTTGAGACAGACGCTCCTCGGCATTCTTATCTGCGAAATACCGAGCGCTGAGAACGCCTATCAGAGCACCGACCGCAAAGGCCAGCGCCACCTTCACGGTGGTTTGCATGGTTGTGTCCTTTCTAAGAGTTTCTAAATATCAGATGAGGTCCCAGATGACACCCTGGACGTTGGGGTCGATAATCCAGGATCGGTAAACTTCGGTCGAGTCTGAATCGCCGACCAGATCATCGATGTAGTCACCGATGCGAAGATCAATGAAATTATCGCCGTTGCGGTCATAGGTCCAGCCAACCACAGCACCAGCAGGAGTACGGCTGATACCAAAGGCATCGTAAACCTCATTGAGGAATACATGTCCTCGGGCCACGAGGCGATCGTTGAAATATGCCTGGGTAGTCGATAGCATGAGTTCATCGTGCTCCTTAGAGCCCTCCCAGTCCTCACAACCGGGGCCATAAACCCGAGCATAAGGGGAGAGGCCTTCGATATCGATCCGATGAGGCTTAATACCCATCGCCTTGAGATCTTCGAGATCCTTGACGATGGGTGGGACATCACCCGCCTCCTCAGGAGCAACATCCTCCTGAGACTTCTCGTTCACCCACTTCTGCATCTTCTTGACGCCCTCGGAACCGAAGACCTCCGCGACGCCGGACTTGTAGTTCTTGAAGGCACGGTCGACAGCGGAATATGCCGCGAGCAGACCGGTGTAGCGTCGGGTCTGGATGGCGTGACCTGAGACGATCAGAGCGCCACCACAGGCGGTGAAGAGAATGGTCTTTCGGTAGGCGAATAGGAAGTTCTTAACGATCTTAGCCCCGAGAACCCCCTTAGCCGAAATATAGACCTTGCGATCTGGAACGGTCTCGCTCGTAATGGCGGACCAAGCCTTGAGATGAGTATCGAGGTCTTCGTTCTCACTAGCTGCTGAGGTCTCGACAGCGGCAGAGACAACCCCCGCGCCCATCGAGATGATCCCCGAGGCAATGAGAATATGGGGCGCATGCTTTCGAATCAGCATACCTGCCTGAGTAAATACTCGAGTAGCAGTTGAAGCATTCATGGTTAAGTACTCCTTAGTTCTTAATCTTGCCGTTGGCTACGAATTTCTTGAATATGGCGACGACTTGTGCATCGCTCATTTTGTCGACGCGCTCCTGCCATCGACGTCCGTACAGTTCTCGAAGCTTCTGCTTCATCTCGAATATAGTCATTAGATCTTCACAGGCCTCTCGAGGTCGAGGATGTATCCGTTACGAACCCGCCGGACCTGAGCTGTGGCCAGTGTGCGCCAGCCCCAGTTCTCGTCCACATGGGTCGCTGTGATGCCGGACAGATCAAGAAGATCCCCGACAGTCGCGACGTCGAAACTCTTGATCTGGTCGTTCAGACGGTCAAGTACCTCATAGGCTTCCGCCCGAGACTCGAATACGATCTCTCCGAAGTCATGAGATCGCCGAGCATCCCGGGAAAGCTCTCGCTTGTCGCCCGGCCCATCGTCAGGAGGCGTCACTCGAGATCCTGAGTTGTAGATGCGGTTGTATGGGGTGTATCCTCTACCCGAGATCCGAGATGACGACATCGGGCGTCCTCGTGCTTCGCCATAGAGAGCTCGCTCGATTGCACCAACGGCGATATCAGAGATGAGGGTTTTAACGGTGGGGATGACAACGTCCTCGAGAAGATATGCTCCAATCGACTGCGCATCATCGACAACCAAGGCATTCTTGATACGTCGTCCAATCGACATCTTGCGCTGAACAGCTGATGTGGTGACCGCCTGGAGCTTTGGCTTCTCGGGCGGCATGTCCGGAGTCTTAGGATCCTGATTGGATGGGAAGCTGTCCCGAGTAGGCACTTCACTCATATGTGGTTCTCCTAAATATGAAAGACCCATCCGCCGTGTTATAGCAGATGGGTGTTGATCACCGTGCGTCGTCTTCGTCGCTAACAATATCGTCGATCGAGTTCGTGATTACGGGCTTCAAGTTGCGAATGATGTAGGAGTACTGCTTGACGATCTTCTCAGCAGCCATGTCTCCAATTGCACTGGCGACGACGAACCTACCGGCCATCCAGGCAAGCTTAGCAGGCAGCTTAACCGGGGCGGGAACGATAGCTTCGACGGCCTTGGAAATGATAGACGTGGCTGTCCAAGAAGCGGCAAGCACGGCTACAGCTTCAGCAGGGTGAATGTCAATCTTGGGGGCGGTCATGATAGTGTCCTTTCGAATATGTTGTGGGTGGTCACTATAGTGTAGGTTTTTGCCGCGGGGCCCGTCGATCTTAACGAGCCCCACTAGCAATATAACCATCACTCGCCGAGAAGCTCTTTCTTGACCTCCTCTGTGACAAGACCGCTCTCAAGGGCCTTCATCTGCGCCTCGGTCATCTTAGAAGGCTTGTCGGACCCCATCGGCATGATCTCGTTGAAGAAGGTCTCCATCTGAGACTGGTTCTCCAGGAGCTCGAAGAGGAACGTCTCGAAAGCCTGGGACTGAGAGAAAGCCTCGGTCTGCTCGGCGTTCTTGATGAACCGTCGACCATCATCCGACTTGCGTCCGTAGGCGCCCAGAACGAACTTCTTGAAGAAACCGTAGATCTTGAAGTTGTCGCCCGATCGCATGATGTCAATCAGGTGGTTTCGAAGACCACCAGGATACGCGATCTCGAGCTCGAGAATCTCATTCTTCGAGTAGTGGAAATAAGCGATGTCGACGTACTTGTTTCCGTCGAAGTCCTCAGCGATAATCTCGCGCTTCAGCATGGTGTCTACCTTTCGTGGTGTTTTTTGTTTGAAAAGAAAGATCCATCCGCCGTGTTAGGGCGGATAAGATCTTGAGTCACTCTTCTGTAGAAGAAGTCTCCTCAGGAGCGGCCTCGACGATGGTTGTGACGATGTTGCCGTTCTCGTCCGTAGTGGTGGAGATATCGACGGAGTCGTCCTCGATAGACTTGAGAATCTCCTCCTTGGGAGCCAGAGCGACTGCGACAGCGCCTGCGACAACAGCCACGCCTCCCCAAACGAGGAGCGGGTGGTCGGTCACAAACTTGGTCACAGAGCTGACTGCCTTGGCGGCGAAGTTAGTCTTGGGGGACTCGTCGGTCTCCTCAACGGAGTCGACAGAAACAACGGTGTCCTTCTGAGAGGTGGTCATGGGAGTTCCTTTCTGTGGTTGGTGGTCATTATGGGACATGTTCTCTCCGCGATGCTCACTTAGAGAATGCAAAGTATCCGACAACTCCGAAGATGATGATCCAGAGAACATAAGCCATCAGCTTACCTTCCACCAGTCAGATGTGGGCTCCTCCTTGAATCGAATACCCACAGTAGGTTTTCCGTCGGGCGTGAGCAATCCCATATAGTCGATCTCGCACTTGGAATGGATCGTCCATCCGAGCTGATCGCCCATAGCGTTCTGATCGAGTCCTACAAGGCTGTAGAAATCGTTCAGACTGACCGGGTTGCCTTGGATGAGATCGAAATTGATATCGTTGACGCACTTCTTGATCTCTTCGAGGGAGCTGTTAAAGTATCGACCAGAATATGTGTCGTAACATAGGAACTTACCGTCGCCTACAACGAAAGTCTCCTTCGCCGGGCCTTGGTATACTTGATCGGGGTTCTGTTTCCGAGCAAGAAGCTGGTCCGACTCCTCGAGTGTGGCCTCGTCCGTAAGGTTCCGAAGGTCCTCGCGATAGTGCGTCACAGCCTCCGCGGCTAGCGAATATGCAGCCGCAAGAGCAGCTCGACGACGTGACGAGATAACGTTCGCCGCAACGATGCACGAAATGGTCGCAGCGCCCAACACAGCCGCTGGAATGTAAAGCTTCCAGGTAGCGCGTACCTTATCGCGGATTGTCGCTTCTTCCGGAAGATCGTGTAAGCGATCCCTGACGGGCACGGCCGCACGGAAGGCGGCGACTGAAGTTCCGACCACGCCAGCCACTGCGACTCCGGTGAGGATGTGTGGAGCATTACGGGAGAGAACAGCGAGAGCTGGACGTACGGTTTGTCGGATGGTGTTGACATTCATGGTTCTCCTTTGTTGTTCGATTGAAAGCCCTATGCTCTATGTGGAACGGCTAGAGCATAGGGTGTGGTTCATATCTGCGTGGTGCTTTCTATAGTGGTCTCCTTTCAGATATGGTGGTCGTTATAGGTCGTGTTTTTCTCGCGGTTTCGAAGACTCGTGGACTTCGACGATGATGGCCACGACGATCGCAATAATTGTACACCAGACTCCGAGGATTAACAAAACCCCGAAATAGGCATTGGGTGCTGCGTTCCACATGATCGGAGCCGTTACCAATAGCGACAGAAAACCCATCAGAAGGATGTAAAGGTCGAAAAATGCGACTAGAGTTTTCATTGGGGTAGTCCTTTCATCAATCGTGCCAACGAGGCGGCTTGTTCTTCAAGTGATCGGCAAATATGAGTGCCAGCCACATAATTAGTATGACGGTTATGCCGCTAATAGCGACTACCTTCTCGGGTAGCTGCATATACGGGCTGAAACCTACACCAAACACGACAACTAGATATGCTCCGAAGATGAGTGTGAGTGTGCAGATGACCGCGATATTGCCGAACAGGTCTGGATTCTCGTACCAAGGTCGTTTGTGACGCATGTGGTGATCCTTTCTAAAAACCCAATCCACCATGTAGGTGGATATAGGCTTGTCACTTGCGAGAGGGTTTACACTGCTTGAACGTGCTGGTTCGAGGCTTGGTTGGGTTAGCCTCAGGAATGTCGCCAAGCACTACCGTTTGCGTTGGTAGTTTCTCAGTATGCTTAAGGTAGAGCTGGCTGACAACGGCAGCGGCGATCCCAACAGTGAGCGCAATGAATCTGGCATTCATCGTGGTGTCCTTCCATAGGTGGTCATTATAGCTCGTGTAAAATCCGCGATCCGAAAATCCACCCCGGGAATTTTTCAGTTTTTGAAAACTCGATTGCCCGCGTCAAAGCCCTATACGCTATGTGTGTAAATATAACGTACAGGGCTTTGAGCGGTTCGCAGTCAGAGACGAATCTTCGACACGAACCCCACAGCCTTCGAGACTACTGGATGGAGCTGCTCGTAATGCAAGATAAGCAGGATCCCGCCCACCGAAGCACAGGCCGACAAGACGCCGTCCGGACTCGGCACCCACCTCTTCTTCTGGTTGAGGTTGTGTAGAGTCTTGATGTCTTCGAGTACGGCCTTGTACTCTGGTGAGCCGGGAAGATGCTCCTCGAGCATATACTTAAGGGCTTCCTCTTCGGCGGTCTCCGAAAGTTTGGGGGTTTTGTCAAACATGGTGGTATCCTTTTGTGAGTAGGGCTCATTAAACACCAAGTTTTCTCCGCGCCTCAGGCCTCGAGCTTCTTAACATCAAGTGTCATGATACCCTTCTTGAGGACGTCCTCAGTCGGGGTATCGATCTTGGCGTACGTCTCGTTCCCAGGGGTCACATGGAGCGTACCATCCGTCGGAGGCGTGTAGTTCTTGCTCGACAGCCCCAGCAGGGCACCCAAGAAGGTGTCGATCGCTGTGATCGTGGCCGCGACCTCAGTAGCGGAAGGCAGGTGCCAGATCTGCGCCACAGTCAGATAGAAAGTGGCGAGGGCAGGAAGAGCGATAAGAGTGACGAACTTCAGGCGATCGTACGTCTTGTTAGCGAGTGTCATTCTCTCTCCGAAACTTCTCGGCCTTATTCTTGCGCTCGAATTCTACAGTAACTTCGAGCGGTGTAGAGCGCCTAATCGGGAGCTCCTTGACCTCTTCAAACACCTTCTCGGCAAGGCCGTTACCCCCGAAGGCTGAATATGGTTTGTAGAGGTATTTCACTAGATCGTCGTACTCATCTTTTAGAATATACCCACGATCTAGATAGGTCATACACAGATGCACAATGCGATCATGTGCGAGTCCGAGCATGAGTTGGGTTTGGGCGCTATGCCTGCTTGATCGAGCTGACAGAAACGCCCAGAACCCGCTGCTCGCCAGGACTGAAGCCGCGATAGTCACGGTCAGTTCCAGCACGTGCGGCATGGATTCCTCCTATACGTGCATGGGATCACACAAGGGATATGATCCTACCGCGTTGTTCGAATATTAACCAACAGCGAAGACCGGACGGACGCCATGCTGGTCCGACTGAAGACCTTCGCCGGCATACTCCATAGGAGCGTTGATGAGCGGAGCGCCAGGGTTCACGACCTTGTCACCGAAGAGGCCATACTGACTCAGATATGTCTGGTCACGAAGCCAGAAGTCCGAGTCCTGAGCACCGGGATTGTATCCCATCCGGAACAGCTGAAGCTGACGGCTGGACACCTCATGGAGACCGTCCGAACCCATCGGAGAACTGACAGCGATGCGGCAGCCGTACACCATAATCTCATTGGGAATGATGAACTTAACGGCAGCATCCACAGTCTTGGACTTGAAGTAGTAACGCTCCCACGCACCACCGCTACCCGCGACTGAGGACATATATGAGTCGACGTGTGTACGGATATACGAGAGGTCGAACACCTTCGAGGCGAAGTCTCCGCACTGTCCGATGCTGTTCCACACCTTGGACCCCCAGAAGGAGTTCGATGAAGTGGTGTCGTTGTCATACATCGACTGCTTATACAGCGATCGATCGGGCATGATGACGAGGTGTGGGATTGTCAGAGCATTGTGGACGTTCCAGTAGTTAATATCCACGATACGCCAAGGCATACCATCGCTCGCCCAGTAGTCGCCGATCCACAGATCCTTGAACGATCCGTCGCGGACTCGTGCGATCTGATCAGTAGTCATCCTCGTCCCGAGGTTCTTCCCGCGGAACACATTCTTATGCATCAGCGGGAGGTCTTCGAACAGTGCGTACGGGAGATCCGAGGCCTTGATAGTCTTGGTCCCCCGCTCGCCGTCGTGGATGAATACGTCGTCCCCTCTAACATCGGAGACCTTTGCGAAATCCTTGATCTTCATATAATCTCCTTAGCTAATGCAGAGACAAGCCATCGATCGACAGGTCGCGTCCGCATAGTTCCAACTCATCGTACGCTTCAGGTTATCGATGATGGTCCAGTTGCTGTCCGAGAGAGGGTCGGCGAGCCATTTGTAACGCTCAGTGTCGGACGGGGTATTAACCATACCTTTAAGTGTGTCAAATGCTAATTCAGGATACCTATTAAATAGAGTGAACTGCATCGAACCCGTGTGCGCGGGCAGGTTAGGTGACTCAGAGTACTGTCGGACTGAGAGAATACGCGCTCCAAAGACCTGCATGTCCGTGGGGAGCCAAACGTCCGAAAGGCGCTCGGCGGTTGTGGAGACCCTTCCGTCAACCATACTAGCAGACTGCTGAAGATAGATCGACATGATTCGGGCACCCTGACTCCAGAAGGTGTTCACCGTGTTTCTGAGAATATCGGTGATTCCCCACTGGACGAAGCCACAACCCCAGTAACCGTTCGCGTTATCGCGGGTGGTGTACATACGGTCCATACGAGCGCCGGGAGTGCAACAGAGGACCATGTGCGGGGTGGTCAGACGTCCCGGGGACCTGAAGTAGTTGAAGTCCGCAATATACCACCACGTACCACTGTTATCCCAGTAGTAATCACCGACCTGGGGAGGCTTCCATGTCGAAGAAACTCCAGAGGGGCGGTAGAAAGGATCTCCGTTGGAGTTTCGGATCCACGCTACATCCGAGGATGGGATCGGCTGACCTTTGTTGTTGCGGTTTGTGCCGGTCCATGAAGGGTTGAGAGCGTTACGGATGATCATAAGGTTGACCAAATCCTGAGCGCTCTGTCCGCCTCCAGCACCACCAGGTCCGGGAGGCCCCTGTGGACCTTGATCGCCGGTTGGACCCTTATCCCCTCGGGGACCCTTCTCGCCAACTGGTCCGGCCGGGCCTTGAGGTCCTGACGGTCCTGACGGTCCGGCAGCGCCTCGGGATCCGGGATCCCCAGCTAGTCCTTTGTCTCCTCGGGGTCCCTTATCTCCGGGCGGTCCTTTGTCTCCGGTTGGACCCTGGGGGCCTTTATCGCCTGTTGGGCCTTTAGCTCCTGGAGTACCGCCTCCACCGCCGCCCCCCGGAGGTCCCGGCGGACCCTGCGGACCCTGCGGACCTCTCTCGCCAGCTGGGCCTCGTTCGCCCGGTTCACCTTTATCTCCTTTAGGTCCTGGTTTACCGTCAGCGCCCTTCGGACCGGCGGGGCCTGCGGGGCCGGGAGGGCCCTGCTTACCTTCGATGCCCGCTCCAGCGTTCTCGAGGACGTAACGTTTCATATCCTCCATGTAGAGGATATTCGTCCCGTCGCCCGTGTCGACAACCAAAGCATCGGCGTTCGAGGTATTAACCCGGTCTGGATACTTACCGTTCCACCGTTTCGGCTTAAGATCCGGCATGGTTACTCCTTACTGCAACTTGAAGATGCGTCGGCCAACAATGGGAGCTCCAACAGAATCCATCAGCGTGAGACCGTTATTGTCCTCGATGGTGTCGAAGACCTGTCGCTCGGCCTCAGTTCCGTCACCAATAAGCTCTTTAAGACGCTCGATCTGGAACTGGAGGTTTGCTGCCTGGTTACCCGCCAGACGGTCCTCCATGTAAAGAATCCAAGCGTCATACCGGCGCTTGAAGTCCGCGAACATCTCGTCCTTCATGGTGTCGGTGGACGACTTAATATCGCGATACCACCGAGCCCATTCGGAGCCCCACTGCTTAGTGATCGACGAAGAATCGAGGATCTTGAGTGGACCGGTGATCCAAGGACACGAGCTATTCCCTCGATTGTTCACGATGGAGTAGCTGAATATGTTCGGGACACCTCGAGTCACTCGGACAAACGCCAGAGGGAACTGAGCTTTCTCGGGTGTGGCGTACAAAGGCGGGATCTGAGGGCTTCGAGCCGGCGTTCCCTTAACCGCTATGATGGACGACTTGCGAACACCCGGAGTCTTGTCGACTTCGACGACGATAGCGTCGACTCTGTCATACAGAGAGTCGGGAGGTTCGATGGAGACTCGGTAGTCGTCTGTGTTGTCCAACCAGGTATGGTTAAACCAACACCGTCCAGACTTCACGGTTACGTAAAGACCCGTTTCGGCGAGGTTGTTTCCGGCAGTAACCTCCAAGGCTCGACCAATACCCATGAAGACGCCGTTCGTGATGATCCCCTCGAACAGAGATCCGAACTGGTCCGCTGAGTACTTACGGTCGCCATTTGTGGAGCTATAAAATCCGTATGTGAGTGCCATAATTACTCCTGCGGAATATAGTAGGTTTCAAAGGTAGGATACTCTTTCCAACCATCGCTAGATGTGAACGAGCGAATATACTCAGTGCATCGACCGACATTCATCATGCCGAGTCCGTTCTGGATCTGGACCACATCGCCGAGATCGAAGTCTCGTCCGAATTTGAACTGGGAAGTCTGAGACATCTCACCATCGTAGACCGACGTCACTATACAATCGACGAGCTTCTCTCGGCCTTTCTGTCTGAGAAGTTCCCAATACTTATCGCCAGGAATATCCTTGTTGTTCTCGTCCTTCTCGCGAACATCCTTGGCATCGACATACAGCTCCTTGCGGAGCCATCCGCTCATGACGCCGTTTTCGTGCCAAAGACGTTTACGGTTGGGCTCTTCGCCGGCACCCGCGACAAGGGCTGCGTTCTTCTCCTTCGTCGTGGAGGTGAGGAATTTGGTCTTGCGCAAGTTGTCATAATCCGGCGAGAATATAACGTATGGATTCTTCTTCTGGATGAAGTGTCGTTCGTGACCCCAATAGAGCTGGAACTGATACTTGTTATCGGCCGGCCCTTTGGGCACATATGGCATCCAATATCCGACGTTCCGCTCTTGGCAGAGCTTTTGGATGACGTCTAGAAGGTTGTCTCCCGTATACTGTGCATTCACCCACCCGGCCTTGTCATTCGGCATGTTCTGAGGCCAAAGCCAACCAACTTCGTTCATCTTACGATTGGTGTTGGATGGATTGAGGACATTCTCACTTAGCAAGGAGTAAACAGCATAGATCATCCCAACATTCAGAATTGTCCGGTTCTGGATAATTCGTCTGTCTAGGATCGAATCGTATGTGCGTCCTTTGATGGTGATCGTGTCACCCTTTTCAGAATCAGTATCGAGCTGTAAAGACTCAATTAACATGTAATCCCCGGATTGGGGGAAATATATGTTCTGGTGGTGTTTGATCTCAGTGTCGAGAAGAATCGACAAGGGGAGCTTTACTTCGAAGTCGCCACACTTGTTGAAACGCTTAGTCCAGATGGCTGATTCGATCTGATCGATGATGATCGTCGGCTTCATCCAATAATCAAGCAAAACGATTTCCAAATATCACACCCCCGAATACCGAACTTGAACCTCGACAGAGACCTCCATAGCATCTTTACCGACGTCCGCTTGGAAGAACATGATGTTACGCCCAGGCCACAATGTCAACCAGTCATTGTTCAGTGGAATACACTGAATGATGTTGATCGGAGTTGTGCTACCTTTCTTGTAAAGGTATACGCGCTTGTTGCCCTGGTGCGTTGTGATAACGACTGAGTCACCCTCGCGAAGTTCAGTAGGCTGTCCGACTTTATCGAAATCATCGGTGTTGACTGAGAACTTCTTGTTGGTGATTCGATTCCATATAGCGAAATTACGGACGACTCCGGTAGCCACAACCGTGATGGTTACTCCGGCTTCAGCGTCCCCGAGGTAGTCGATCAACGTCTCATATTCGTCCTTGCGCTTCGACAATTCGAGCGAGGGTGAGACATTCACCGGATCCTGGAACTCGAACTCCATGTTGGGATCTTCGATCCGGAATGGGAAGATCTGTGCGCGCTCATCGTCAAGACCATAGAAATATGGATCGGGACAGATGACCGAAACCTTAACCTCCTCGCTTTGGGAGAAGATGTTAGGTTCAACGCTCTCGACCCAACCATTGATCTGGAGATTCCTGTAATCGGTGTGGAACTCCAGATTGACTTGCTGGCGAGGCTGGAATATGCGATAGAGCTTGTGTCGAGCCTTCTCCACGTTGGGGAGATCCAGAAGACCCAGGGTGAGCGTGATGTTTCGTCCGCCCACCCTAGATCCGCTGTACGCATCGCCGTCAATAGACGCAACCGATGAGGTGTGGATTGTGGCCTTAGCAGGCCCGATACCGCTGATTTCGAATACCGCGATACCGTCTTCCCATGGGTCATTGAGAACAAGCTCTAGTCGCTCGCCAGAATATGCAGTGGCTACGACTGACTTAATCACGAGCTAAGAGCCCTCCTTGCCATTGACAGCTGGTTCTGCGTCTGCCTGTAGATGTCGATAGCTGACAATTCCTTAGGAGACGTATTGTTCTGAATGAACTGAATCGGAGCTGCTTGCTGACCCTCGTCGGAGAGCCGCTTCGCCCAAGCCTCGTTCAGCATACGAGTTGTCAAGAGTCGAGCGTTACCATCCCGAATACCCCAACCAGCAAGGTCGGAGGTTCGACGGGTGTAATCCGCCCATCCCTTGACACTCACACCGCTTGCGAAGAGTTGGCCAATCTTGCGTTGGCCGTTCTCCACGTCTTGAAGATCCATCACTGGACGAATCGTCGGCGAGTGAATACTATTGCCATCGATACCCTTGTCGTCGACAACCTTCTGGAAGGCGTCAAGCGAGTTAATCGCCGCTCGACGTGTCGAGGCCTCGGCAAGGTCCGAGTTTCGATCGACACCCTGGACGAAACCTGCGATCGCGAATCGACCAACCTCACGGAACTTCCTCGAAGGTGATTTAATCCCGAGCGCGGCCTTAGCAGCGTTAAGCGCGCCATTAGCCATGTTCTTCGCGGTAGTCTTGACGGACTCGATACCGTTATTGATGGTGTTCTTAATACCGTCAAGAATAGCTTGGCCGATTTCGCCGGCTTTGCGCTTAACGTTAGATACTTCCTCAGTCAGCGCCAGCTTAGCCTGATTGATGAACTCCTTAATGAACTCCCGGATCGCCTGGCGAAGACGGGGGCCATTGTTACGAAGTCCTTCGGTCATGGCGTTGATGAAGTCGATGATGAGATCCCAACCGGCCTGAACGATGTCTGGGAGACGCGCTCTTACTGCATTGAGGAAGTTGAGGACAATATCGATACCGATGTCTGTGGCCGGACCAATGTTGTCCCTCATCGCCTCCAGGAAGGAGATAATGATGGTCCATCCTGTGTCAATGATCTGAGGAATACAAGCCTTGGCTGCTACACACAAACACGTAATGATCGTGATCGCAAGTTCGGTGAACTGTGGGAGGAGCTCGATAGCTCCCTGAATCATTGACGATACGATCGACACGAAGTTTTGCTTCAACGTCTCAGTGTTGTTCGCTAGCTCCGTTGTGAAGTTGACGATACCCTCTGCAACCTTAGTTGCAAACTCAGGAATTGAGTTGGCAAGAGTCGTCAACACACCGCCGAGAACCTCAAGACCGGCTGCGCCAACGGCGACTAGAGCGCCAATACCCGCAGCAAACATAAGCACACCAGCGCCAGCCATTAATGTGGCAAGACCGATAAGTGTGATAGCTGCCGCAAGAAGCATCAAAGGCACGATGACTGGTGATACAGCGTATCCAGCGATGATGAATATAGCTAGAGTACCCGCCAACATGAGGAGGCCCTTAGCGATCTCAGTCCAGGACATCTTGCTGAATGACATGAGTACCGGGGATAGCATGAGGAGCGCCCCGGCGATGACCATCAGAGCAAGTGCTCCTGGAAGTGCGAAGACCATGGCGGTCACAGCCACACCGAGAATAAGAAGTGTTCCGGCCAACATGACCATCGACTTCCCGATCTCAGACCAGGACATCTTGCCCCACTTCATCATCACATCGCCGATGATCTTCAGAGCATATGCCGTAGCAACCAATCCAGCTGCCGCGATAATACCCGTCGGGGGAACCAAGGCCATGAAAGCTCCCACAGCCAGAAGCGCAAGACCCATGGAAAGAAGGCCCTTTGCCAGTGTCTTCCAGTTCTGCTTTCCAAGATCTGTCACCACATCCGCGATCATACCAATGCCATAGGCAATGATAACCAGTCCAGCGGCGCTGAGAAGTCCCATTGCTCCACCGGAGAAATTGCTGAAAGCCGCAATAGCCGCTAGAATAACAACCACTGCGCCGAGTCCCTTGACAAGCTGCTTCCAGGACATGTTGCCAAGAGTCTCGATTGGGGGGACGAGCATCTTGATGGCGAGAGCGATGGCTACAATAGCGAGAGCGCCAGCCATACTCGGGCCGGTACCAGCGAACTTCATGGCCAGGGTGATACCCGCCAACAGAAGTCCAACAGATATCAAACCCTTAGTGAGCTTCTTCCAGTCCATTTCGCCGAACTTCTCAACAGCTTTGGATAGGATTCGGATCGCAAATGCGATAAGGATCATAGCCGCGGCTGCTCGCATGGAAGATCCAGACTTCGAATCCATAAATCGCATAGCGACTGTGATACCCGCCAACAAGACAAGGACGGATCCCAAACCCTTAAGGAGATCTTTCCATTCGATTTCGGACATAGCCTTCACAGCTCCGGCAAGAATCCGGATTGCGATCGCTATCAGAATAAGACCGATAGCAGTCTTGGCTAGGTCTGAGGTGTCAGTCTTGTCCATGACGTTTGTGAAAGCCAGAAGAGCAACAGCCAACTGACCCATCATCACGGATATGGCACCAGTAGCCTTGAGAAGCGACGAGGCCGGGATCCTAGAGAGCGCATAGACACTTGCGGTCAGAATACCGATCGCGATTGCGATAAGCATCAATTGTGCGACCTTAAGGGTGCTCTGCATCTCGTTGAGCGAATCCGTGAGTGACGAGAAGGCTTCCTTGATACGATCAAGAAGACCCGGAGTCGACTCCATATTCTTGAATTTGTCAAGGATCCCCTGAACTCCACCGAGAACACCCATGAATTTATGGATGAGTCCGATCCCACCAACGGTGAAGAGGCTCTTAAGGATGGCGTCGAGCGACATACCACTGGCAATCTTGCCGACGACGTCGAAGACTTTATCGAAAGCCGATTTGATGTACGGGGCGACTTTCTGAAGAACATTCCAGAGCCCAGTCAAAGCAGAATTCAATTTGTCGACGACGTATGAAGCGCCCTTACCGGCGGATTGCGCGACAGCTAAAGACTGATCATATCGAGTGAATACGCCGATAACTTTATTGAAGGCGTCTTTAACGCCTGACATGGAATCTGCGAAACCACGCCAAGCATCTTTCATCTTCTCGATGAGATCGACGGATTTCGCCCAATCAGTTACTGATTTCACAATCCCTGTAATGAAGGATATGACGGTGCGGATAACGCCCGATACGATCGTCCCGAAACCCTCGATGAAGTGCTGCAAACGTCCAGATCCGGTCAGGAACTGGTCGAGCTTTACGGCGAGATCTCCAAGAGTCGCGGCGAAGGACAGAACACCACCCGAGCCGCTACCAAAAGCCGAGAAGACTTTCCCGAACACCTTACCAATCGATGTAACGATAGTCACACCGATATGTAAGATCGAGAAGACGCCTTTGAATACTCTACCGACTTTAGCGATGGTCTCCTGACTCGGAACGAGTTTCTGGATAAACTCAGAGAACCCGTGAGTGATCTTTAAGAGTCCCTCAGAGGACATCGGGGGAAATACCTCACCCCATGCCTTACCGATGGCCGAGAACAGAGGAACGATACCTTTGACAGTATCGATCAGAGCACGAATAAGCTCAGTTCGACCGCCGAGATCCTTCCACCCCTGGAGCATGGTGTTTCGGGCAGTCGACATGTTCTTGAACACGCCGGTGATTGCGCCTCCGACCTCGGTCCAAAGCTCACTCGCCTCAGTAAAGTCGCCCATGATGATCTGCCAGGTCTCAGCCCAGCCAGAACCCATCTCCTCCTTGATCACATCGATCAATTGCGAGAAGGTTTTGATCTTGGTCGCCGCATCCATACCAGTCGCAGCGAGATCCTGAATCTGGGCAATCTGCTCGTCGGTGTAACCCATCGAGCGAAGCTGTTCCTCGTTGTACTCGCCAGCCATCTGAGACAGCGTCTCGAGCATGATGGACGAGTCGAGCCAACCCTTGGACAGTGATGCTCGGAAGGATCCCTCTTTGGCGATAAGTTCGTCGACGGCGACTCCATGAGCTCGAGCGGTTCGCTTCAAGGCTTCCTGGAACTGCTCACCGCCCATACCTGCGTTCTCAACTGAGATCCAGTCCTGAAGCTTAACCGTTCCGGAAGAAATGGCCTGAGACATCTGGAACATAGCGCGAGATGCCTCTTGTGAGTTAACACCCGCGACGGCTGCGAACTGAGACAGACCTTTAATCGCCGCTGTAGAGTCTTTCAGACCTACACCCGCTGCGGTGAACAGCGAGGCATTCTTGGTCATGTCTGAGAACGAATAAATGGTTTGGTCGGCGTAGTTGTTGAGATCTTTCAACGCGGCGTTAACCGTGTTAATGTCCTCACCCTTAGATTTGGTGTTGTTGAGAATCGTCTGAACCGAGTTAAGCCCCAGCTCGTACTCGGCGAAACCGTCTTTAATAGGTTGGAACGAGATAGAGTTGAGGGCGCTCCCGAGCGTCGAGACAATTGATGTCGCAATATTACCCAGAGCCGTTCCCGCAGCGATCGCTAGGGTGGAGAAGCCCTCTTTCACCCGGTCGATTCCGCTAGTGATCGGACCGAAGTCGATCTTGTTCACGGAACCATTCAGTTCGGCGATGCCTTGTCCTGCGCCCTTAAGGTTTAGCTTTTCCTTAAGCTTGTCGAGCAAACTCATGGACTTACCGACGTTGTCAGAGAACTGATCGGCATTAAACTTGAGCGATACGATTCGCTCGTCAATACTAGCCACCCTTGATAGCCCCCTCGACATCCTTAAGAATTTGCTCGAAGATGGGTTTTAAGGCGGGGTTGATGTAGTCGATACCCCGTACATAACCCCCAGTGCGGGTTCCGTGGCCGTATTGAAGACCCACAGCCACGTTGAAACCCTGTTCTATGTGATCGTTCTTCCAAACGATCTCCGCGCTTTGTCGCCCCTTACGCTTTATCTCGTAAGACCACGATCCCGCGGTTCGCCCGGAGGCAACCGGTGTAGCTTTCGACAGCGCGTTCACGCCCTTATTCCCAGCAGCGTCAAGAACTTTCAGGTACTTGCCGTCGCGGAGACCTTTTAACCAAGTCTCAGTACGGGAATAGTCTCCAGTAGTTGTGAACGAAAAGCCCATCTTGTTACCTCCAGACTACCATTTTGACCTCTTACGGCTGCTCAGCCGAGTCGAGCGCGGAAGTCACACGAGCGTTCGTGTCAGCACCCCAAACACCATCGACCTCAGCGCCGACGGCAGCCTGGATAGCCTCAACACAGGCATCGTGCGCCTCCTCAGAAGCATCGCCCCAAATTCCGTCAGGAACTGCTCCGACGACCGCCTGAGTGTACGCAACTCCAAACGGGAACTGGTTACCAGCCCAATCCGATGCCGCGCAGACAGCGTAAACACGGCTGCGAGTGTCGGGGCCCGCAACGTTGTCAGCCTCGGCGCGAACTGCACGCTGAAGAGCGGTGATGTCGGTCGGACCAGAAGGCGTGGGAGCAGAGCTGTCAGAGTAAGCCGGGCGGATTACGTAAGCGATGGACTCGCTACGAACTCGACGCCAAACACCGTTACCCGCAGACTGCGATCCGTAAGATCCGGACGAGGTGTTGCCCTCGATAGTCTGGAGAACTCCGCCGCCCAGATTACGCTCAACGAAGCCGACGTGGTCAGTACCGCCGCCATCCCAGTTGAAGATGACAACGTCGCCGGGAGCAGCGTCATATACAGACACGAAGTACGCATCCGGATGCTGGCGGACCTTGTTGACGGTGTAGTCGGTGTTGAACGAGAACCCGCCGATAGCATCGATCTGTCCGCACTCGTCGAGACACATACTCACGAAGAGCATACACCACCAGACTGAGTCGGATGGACCGGCGAGCCACTGCTGACCAGTTCGGGCGGCCCAATAACGCCCAGCCTCAGATCCGGGGTTGGGGTCGTCAGGGGCGTAATACCCGATTCGAGCTGCTGCTCGAGCTAGAACATCATAAGCGACGCTCACTTAATCACCTCCGTGGTCTGGCTGACATCGATACCTCGATCCTCGAAAGGATCCGTTCCGATACGCTCCTGCGGGGCGAATGCCTCGTCAGGAAACTCTTCGTGCTTTCCCATTGTCATCCCTTCGTTCCAAGCATTGCTCGGCGTCTCTCGTTCTCCCGTCGATAGTCTTGGACAATCTCATCCTGAGACATCTTAGGAGCCTTGGGGTCGGCTTGGCGGTTCTTGATGTTGCAGATTCGAATGAGCATGAGAAGGCGATTAATGTGCCATGTCTCGCACTCGAATGGAATCTGAAGCGCCACCATCCAATAGTATATGAGCTCTGTTGTGGTCTGTTCCTTTGATTTCGAGTCTTTCTGGCGACTCGTTACCGACGATGCGGTAGCAGGATCCGCCAAATAGTCGGAGACCTGCCTAACCTGGGATGTAGTAAGGCCGTAGATAAGATCTTCAGGGATCTCACCGTCCACAGACATACATTTGATGTAGTGAATAAGCTCTTCGGAAGTCTCGGGAGACGCGTGAAGAAACGGTCGCTTCCATCGCATCTCCCATTTTGACATAGCCAAAAGACTATGCTCGAGGCGGATGGTCCCTCCGCCGCGACTCTCGAAGGTCTCCGTTTCGTCGTTGTAGTACTCAACGGGTTCGATCTCGAGTGTTAGCATTAGGACCATCCTTTCTTAGTCGATCATCAGGGACCAACCGGGCTGTTGGTGACACCAAGCGTGGCGAAGACCTCGTCGGGGAGGAGGATCTTCGGGTCCTCGGTAGCGGTGCCGTAAAGCTTGTCGGTGATCTTCTTGAGATCGGCCTCCTGGAAGTCGGAAGCAACAAACGACAGCGACGAGACCGGCTTGTAGCCCTTCAGAGGAATCGGAGTCGACTTAGCCTCCCACGAGAATGCGATAGGCTCAGGCGAGTCATTGATAGACTCATAACCCTTCTCCGAAGGAGACGCGAGCAGGCCGTAAACGATGTGGATCTTGTAGTCGGCATCCTGACCGTCAGCGTCGTTACCGATCTTAGTGCGGTAAGACATAGCGAACGAGGAACGCTCCTGCTGCCCGACCTGAAGACCCTTCTTGGGGACTGCGACACCGTCACAAACGAGGAACTCGTCCGGGTAGGTAAACGCTTCAATAGTCGCAGCGAACTCCTCAGCCGAGACCATGTTCAGGTACGCGATGTTGTCCGCGTACTTCTTCGTACCCTCAGCACCTGAGGGCTTCTCAGTGACCTTAGTGAGGCCGTTCCAGGCGACACCCTTTCCGTAAGCCTTCTTAGACTTATCCCAAACATACAGGACACCGTGATCGACGCCGGACTCATACCGGTGCTCGCCGACCTTGTCCCACTCCAGAGTAGCCATTCTGCCTCCTAGAAATATAGACGGAAGGTTTGGTGGTTCAGCCCATCTCGTTGGAACATGCGGTCGGTATCACAGCCCGGGAGGTTTGCGATTTTATCAGGAGTCGGATCGTCCGGATCTCTTGATATGTGAGTGACCGCGTAACGTTTGATGTGGCGATATGGCGCATTGTCCGCGTATTTAGTATCACGATCTTGGAGTTCGTATACGATACACGGATACGTCAACTGGATCGATGACGGAGGTTGAAAATACACCGACCTCGAACCGAGGATCTTTTCGAGAATTTCCTGCAACTCACGGCGTCGGCCCATTATACAGACCCCCGATCGTAAGTATCAGCCGTGGTCGTCGGACTTCCACATTCGTGACGTTCCAACGAGATCCCATCCACTTAATATACTTGATGGCGAAGAAATTCTCGTAAGCGAATGGATCACCAATGATACTGATGGAGTTGTTAACATTCAGTCTTTGGTGAAGATTCTCGGTGTCGTTTTGAAGGCTCCGCTGCGAGCGCAGAACATCCCCACGATACGGATGCTCAGTGATCTGGTCATCCCAGACACCCGGAGCCTTCTCAACCTGGACCGCGTAACCGATCAGTCCAGAAAATCGTGCCATTGTTCAGACTCAGTCCTCGCCAGCGACGATTGCACCCTCGTCCTGCTTCCGCTCGATGACGATGGCAGTCTTGGGCTGGGTGAGAGCACCAGAGATACGAGTCTCAAGCAGGTACTTGAACTGGTTGAAGTCGATGTCGAAGTCGTCGAACATGTTGACCTCGCCACCCTTGTCAGCGCCGATCGTGTAATCGTCGAGGTTGACAATAATACCAACGAGGTCGGCCTTACCGTTCTTCTTGGTGTCGCGGGCAGCACCCTTCATCACCGGGACCTCGACGATCTCGGAAACGCCGAGAGCCGCGGCGAGAGACGCCTTGGTCTCGTAGAGGCGACGACCAATCTTGTCCTTTAGCAGGAGCAGCTCGGTGACGACGGCCTGAGTAGTGTACAGCTTGGGAGTACCAGTACCCTCGTAGTCGGCGAAAGACTTGATGATGGCGTCGACAAGATCCTCACCGACGACCTTCTTCTCGAGAAGGATCTTGATGGCGTAGAGAGAGTCATCCTTCCAAATGGGTCGGATGTTCTCCTCGTTGATCTTGTCCTGGGAGGAGATGTCGCGACCATCACCGATAAGGAGCGCACGAGCGATCTCCTCATCCAGCATGAGACGCATCTCCTTCTTGACCCAGGCGACCACATTCAGGTCGGTGATGTCAATCAGGTCGTCACGATCGAACTTCTGCTTCTTGTAGACGGTAGTCGGAGTGGTGACACGCTTCAGAAGCTTGAAGACCTCCTCCTTCTTCCGGTTGCCCTTGGTGTAACCCAGAGCCCTCGCCTTGTCGTCGGTAATATCCGCGTGGATGGACTTGATGCGAGAGAAAGGAGAGTGCTTAGCATCGTTCAGAACGCCCGAAACCCAATCGGTGCGGCGCTTGATGAACGTAGGCTCATCGGTAACGGCGCGAGCATCGGGGAACAGGACCTCGATGTTGTCGATTCCGTAAGTCCCAGCGTGCTGAAGGAAAGCGTCCTTGAAGGAGCTCAGGTTGTGACTGCGAGCGTCCTCGAGAGCGTCGACCACGGCGGAGTGCGCCAGCGCGATCTCATCATCGGTACCCTTCAGGGTGTCATCGCCCTCGAAAATGTTAGAGTGCATAGCCTCTTCCTTGTCGGTGTCGTCGGTGTCGTCGGTGTCATCCTGCTGGGCATCTTCGATAGCCTGCCCAATGACGTAGTATACGGCGTCCTTCTGCTTATCAGTCAGCGTGTTAAGAACGTCCGCGACAGTTTCCTCATCAGCCACATCGGCCTCCTTAGAGTTGTCCTCTTCAGTCTCATCAGCATGACTAAGCTCGAGACCTGTAAAGATGACAGCTTCGTCGAGTTCCTCGATCGAGCCGTCGGAATGCTGGAGAGACACATTGTCAATCCGAGCTCCAGGATTAGCCCCGGACAGTACCAGGCTAACCTCGACGATGTTCCCGTGAAGAACGTCGCCCCCTCGCTGGGTCAGCTTGTTTGCGAAGATGGAGAGGCTGTCCACATCCCCGTGCTTCACAAGCTCCTTGGCGGTCTTAGCCTGCTCACCGTTGTTGAACTTGGCGTAGCAGTAGACCCCATCGTTTCGGTTCTCCAGCAGCGCGTGACCCAACACGTTGTCGGGCGAGTTATGCCCGTGCTGCCAGACCAGCGGAACGGTCCCGCCATCGTTGTCAACAAACGCCCCCGAACGAATTGTTCGACCGTCGGAGCATCGCAGGTCATTTCGTGTGGCGTAGCCACTGAAGTCGAAGTCTCGCTTCGAAACTCCCATTTTGACTACTCCTCCTGTTCATCGTAGTAGGACGGATCCACGTCGACCGATTGATCCGCCTGCGCGTTATACGCATCGAGCTGATTGACGTTCGGATTCCCCAACTGATCCGCAATAGGTTCATCCGACTGCGGGAAACCGAATACCGGCCGAAGCTCGTTACCTGTAAGCACCTGATTACGGATCAAGATGTCTGCGACATTGGAAAGCCCGGTAATCGTTGTATTGCGGAATACATCCCGCTGATAGATCACTCGCTGTCCCTGCGTACGGGCAGTCTTGGTGAGGAATGCGCGATTCATCGCATCAGCGATAGCTGCGGCGATTGGCTCCACACAACGGTTCCAGTAGTTAAGCATCATCTCTTCGGTTGCTTTACCTTGGAACACGTCGGCGGGCATTCCGAGACGGTTATACAACTCTTCGTTCAGAAACTTAATCTGGTCGAGGAGGTTGTTCTCCGCCGGACGGTTAAGCTGAGTAATCTTCTCAGTACCATCAGTATAGACGATGCCGTGAGCCGAGTTCGTCAACTGCTCATCGATTGCTTGTTGACGCTTCTTAGCCTGTTCTTGGCGAGCCTCAGACTTGATGACGTATGGAAGCTGGATGATTAGATCAAGCTTGCCCTTACCCGCCGCTTCGTCGATCGAATCGAGAATTGACAGCTTCCGCTGAAGGCGTGAGATGGTGGAGTTTGGTCCGTTCATCACATCAGCCATAGGATTCTCGATGATCGCTACTGTCTTCTTAGGCAGCAGGATCTCATGCTTCTGTCCGTCCGAGTCATTGTAGACCTCTACGGTCACATGGCGAGGACGCCAATCGACTATCCGCCCAACCCGCATCGTTCGAATGTCGTACGACTCGGTGACCTTTGGATCCAGAGTGGTGTCGACGGGAACGAGCGCCACAGCACCTTCGTCGAATAGACTTAGAACCAGACTTTGGATGAAAGGCCGGATTGTCTGATCGAGATTAGGAGCAACTGACAAACAGTCATTCAGATCTGAAGGTATCTCCGCTCGGAATCTACCATTTTGATCCACACGGACGTGTCGGAAGTTGACCGCCGCCACATCGATAGCGATCTGGTTGTAGATAGTCTTAACAAGCGACTTATCGTTTGGGATCAATCGTCGAGTAATAGACGAAGGCCGCAGCGTTGTAACCGGGCCGGAGTTCCAGTACTCTTTAGGATCGTCCCGACCCGTAAAAGCGTTCCAGGCATGGGCTAACCTGGCGCCAAATGTTTCAGCCAATTCGTTCAGCCCTCCCTAGGTTATCGGAACGCTTTAAGATTCTTCTGAGACTCATTGATGTCCCATGCGGAAAGAGCCCTGCGTCCAACCTCACGAACAGACACATCGGGATCCAACGAGATGATTGGAGATTTGCTCACACCCCCGGCGTCGTTGAAGTCTTGAAGCGCATTATAACCACGACTCTTTACCTCTTTGAGGAATGCATCGTTGAAATGATTCTTCATGAACTGGACGGCCAAGAATTTGTGATACGTATTGTTGGTGAAAACTTGCGGATAGTACATCGAGTTTATGTACTCCCGTCCGAGGATTGCTTGACGCTTTCGGCCAACATGCATTACAGGTTCGTTCATGACCTTGTTAAAGATCTCATATGACTCTTTTGCCGAAGGAGCCTTTAAATCTTTAGTGGTTTTATATGTGGACTCAACCCAATTCTTATTGTACTTTTTACGACCAACACCTTCTCTCATCGAGGGCATGATCCCACGATACTGAGCAGCGTCTGCGTCATTCGTACTAAAGTAGGAATAGCCCCCGAGCTTTTTGCCTTGCTTGGCTCGATGCGTTCGATAGAGAGTACTTCCGGCTTTTACATTTACACCTTTAGAACTTTTCGTATCGACGGTTTTCTCATTTGTTCTAATTTTTTGAGCAACCTCGGTATAACTAGATATCGCGCTTTGTCGGTGAGCCTTGTCTTTGTCTTTTCGAACACCCCACTTCATACCTTTGACCCCATGGTGTGAAAGGTGATCGGTCATTCGAATGCCTCCTTGTTTAGCTTATAGGAGACGAAAGCATCCATCATTGCTGCAACGGAGTCGATCTTCTCTTCACGGCGCTTCTTCAGAAGTTTTCGGTTGCCATTAGTATCTTCGAGAGTGATGCAGTTACCCATAGTGAATTGCATCAACGACTCATCGAACAATAGTGCTCGTTCTTCAGACAACTTCTTCAATTCCCCGAGAGGAACCGATTCGGTTTTAACGCCCTGAATGACTTTTTCAAGACCATAAGGTCCGTTCTCCTGCTCCCAGCGTGCTACGAATTCGCGCGCATTGTACGGGTCGAACCCGAACGAGCGAATATCGTAACGACAATCATCGATGAAACGATCCAGATCATCGTAAACCTCCATCATGTCAAGGATAGAACACTCCAAGACCTGGAGTGAACCTTCCTCGATGAACTCGTCATACTTAAGCCGCAACGCAGAGGGGAGTTTAGCGAGAGTGAGACTCGAGATGTAACAGCGAGTTTTGATCCCAAACTCGCCTCGAGGTAGCGGGAACATGAAAGTGAAAGCGCAGAAGTCGTCACCTTGAGATAGATCCGCCCCGAGTGCACAAGGCATTCCCCAGAAATCGCGCTTGCGATGTGGTAGTGTCTCCTCGTATGTGAAGAAGTATGTGTACCCCTCCATAGGGATCCCGAACCGCTTAGCAAGAATATCGTTGCGGGCTGAGGGAACATGTTCTGCTCGTTCGACATCGCGCTGATACGTCTCGTAGGAGACGGTGATCCCGAGATTCGGCTGGGCTTTGATCCACATCTCCGGGTTAGCGACCTCGGATATGTCATCGAGACGATAGTACCAGATTGATGTGTGTGGATCTTTGAATTCGCCCTTCAGAATACTAAGGAGCTCGAGCTTCATAGAGTCGCCCGCGGAGTTTCGAACAGTTCCTTCTGAAGACACCGCAAGAATCAGGTAATCCTGGATCTTCGACGCGCCCTGCTCGATCGCCCCAACGACATCTTCCCGAATGTCCCCCGACAACCACTCATCGACTGTATTCATCTTGGTTCTGAGACCCTGAAGTTTGTCGATAGTCATCGGACGAACTTCGAGAAGGCTTCCGGTTAGGTTGTTCTCGATCCCTTTCTTGGAGGGGAACAACTTAGGTCGAAGAGCCTTGTTGGATGTGCTGTTCTGGCTTCCCATTGTGAGGAATTTAAACAGCGGCCCCCGTTCCCGTACAATGGCGGTTCGAAAAGCACTCATCACCTCTTCCGCCTGTTTCATAGTAGGCGCCGTTGTGATTTGATGTGTGGTACTTGTGTCGATCACCAGAAAGTAGGCCTGGAGCAGGGTCTCGTAGAGGGATTTGGCTGCTCCTCGTCCGACGATGAGGTACTGCTTGTTGGTAAGGCGAAGTTTGACCTTACGCATCTCGAAGTGCCCTCCGTGCCCTCCCTCTTTCGGCACATAAACAGACCGCTGTTTATAATACCACCAACCGAAGATCTGCTCAGCCCAGAGGAGAAAGCTGTCGAGAAGTTTGAGTTCCTCACCGTCGGTGAGAGTCATCTCGGCCTCGGCGAAGCGGATGAAACCTTCAACGGCCCGATCATCGTAGTAGATGTTAGGATCCGCGATGAGTTCGTCGATCCGGTTCATCTCCATAGCGATCTCCCGACACACCGGAATCTCGCCCGCCAGTACCTTGGCCCTGAAAGCGCCGTAGTACTTAGGCGTCGCGGTGTTGCTGAGCATCGCTATCCTCCATTTTGACTATCGCCGACGGGCGGCGTTCTTACGCATCTCGGCGACCGAACCGAACTGTTGGTTGAGTTTACTCCGATCGATCGGAAGTGTTCGCATCATCCCCGGACGGAAAGTCTTTCCATTAGCTCGAGCAACGGCGGCTTGATACTTGCTCATACGGTGCGAACGAAGTAGTGTTGCCTCCGCGGTTCGCTTAGCTTCGAGTTTCTTCTTAGCTTCGGCGGCAGCCGCTTTCTTGCTCTCCCGCGCGGCTTTCTTCTGGGCACGGATGGCTGCATTAGCGGCTTTTCGCTGTTGTACAGCGGCTCTCTTCTGAGCGCGAATCGCGGCATTATTGGCTTTTCGCTGTTGAGCAACTGCCCGACGATTGGCCGCGGCGACTTTCCTCTCGTAGCGAAGACGCTCTCGGGCTGCCTTCTCTTCGGGGGACATCTTCTGCCCCTTCTTCATGCCCGGCACGCCATAGTGGATGAGGAACTCATCGGTGAAGTGAGCAGACATCGCTAGTTCTTTCTTTAAGTTCGAGGAGTTACCTTACCCACTCGACGGTTCGAACTCTTCAACTCGCCCCGTACGATTTTCTTCGGAGCTTCCAGAACAGCGTTCTGAGCCTCCATTCGCTTGTTACCCGCACGTCGAGCAGACGCCATAGCTGCATCAACACCCGTGACAGGCTTCTTAGGCTGCGCCAACTTCTTACCGCGGACGATACGAGGGTTGGCAACTAGATCGCCCTTAACTCGTCGAACACCCTTATGCATACCCTTAACGCCGAAATGCACAAGGATCTCGTCGTCGTAATGTGCGCTCATTGGACTCTCTTTCTTGGAGATTAGCCGAACTGTTTGTTGAACATTCGACGACCGTTGTATATATTGATCTCATGCATCATTCGACGCATAGCTCCGGAGTTGACAACCGCGTCATAACCAGTTCGGCCCGCTTTGGCTGCTTTCCTGGCGATATCGGCAGTGGGTGGTATGACACCGGCCATTTGCGCACCCTTGAATGCAGCAGCTCCGGCAAGGACCGCTGTTCCAACGTATTGAGTATTTCCCGTCGCCAGATTCCGAATCCCTCGAGCGGTCTTGCCTGCCGAGTTCTTAACGTCTTGACGGCGACGCTTGCCTCGAGCCTGCTGGCCACGCTTTTCCCAGTTGGTGTTTGCAACGTGGTTATCGAAAGCCTTCTTATAAGCGGCGTCTTTCGATCGCTGATTGACCTTAGCCTTGATCATCTTTCGACGGTTGCCCGCACCCTCGCCGTAGTACATCTTGGCCTGGGTGAATTCTTTAGCGTCCTTGCGAGCTGCCCGGTCTGTCTTTCGACTAACACCCGGAGTTCGCTGTTTACGAACGCCCCACCGCATGCCTTTAACGCCGTGGTGAGCCAGAAAATCCTCGGGGTAGTCGTAGATCATTTGAGAACCTTTCCGGCGGCAGCGACACCCTTACGGATCTTGTCCGCCGTGGAAGCATCGAGACCACCACTAATAGCTTTGTCGAGAATTGCCTTGAACGCAAAGGCAAATGCAGCGCTAGCCGCAGCCCCAGCGATCTTCATGGTGATGTTAGCGAAGTTCTCAGCATACTTTTCGCCAAGCTTCTTAGTATACTTGCTCTGCTTCTTAGCAGTGAGGTCGTTGTACTGCTTCTCGAGATTCAAACGATTGACACGGCGCTGCAACTCCTTGTTGGAAAGCGTCATGTTGGCGATGTCTGAATGGGCGTGATTGTAGTCGTCATGCCCTTTAGGTTTAGAGGATGAACTTACGGTCACCCGCTGTTTGCGAACACCCCACTTCATACCCTTGACGCCGTGGTGAGCCAAAACGGCATCGGCGTTATCGAAACTCATTTTGACTCGCTTTCTGCGTAGACGTTCAGACGCCACTCGAGCTCACTGATCTGCTTCTCGATGGCTGTCTGAACGAAAGAATTAGAAGGAGGATCGAACCAGATCCGGCAGCGCAGATACACATAACTCTGTACGGCCCAGAGACCATTGGCTGGAGGGAACAACTCCTCCCAAGTGGTTGAGTCATCCACAATCTTGCTTATGGCGGGAAGTACGCCGGTCTGTCGTAAGATCATCAGCGCCGAGTTGACATGCATCGTGATGTCGACATCGAAAGAATGATCATCTTTATCGACGCCCAAAACCTGTTTGGTATCCTTAAGGACGCCCATACTACCTCCATGGGATGGTGTCGTTAGGTCTCCGCTCCGGCGGAAGAGTTACTAGTAATCGACGGTCCCCATAGTGTATAGCGTTATGGGTTGCGTGTGTTGTTGTGATAAGGTACTCGGGGTTCAAGACATCGGGGTTGTAGTCCTCGAGATCCACGGCGGCCATGGGATTCATATGGTGGATAATGATCCGATCCATAATCTCGCGGTCGTCGATACCTAAATCGCAACCGTTGTCTCGAATAATGACTTGATCACGGACCGACTTCCACTCTCGTGACCGATAGAACCGTTGGTTCAGATAGCGATCGAAACCGAAAGTATCAACTCCAACAGAACCGCCGAGTTTGAGATACTCGTAACGATCCTCGAAGGTTTTGAGTCGGAATAATTCGGTGACGGTACGCTTCACTGGTCTTCGACCCCTTGATAAGACCTCATAGCGGCGATCGCCTCGGTCATCAGTTGTTCGGTATTGGTGCTCGAATCGAGTACAGCCTTCTTGGAATTGAGAACCGCGGTCTCCTGGCGGAGTTTAGCGAGTTCCAGTTCCTCTCGAAGAGTTCCTCGCTTCAAAAGCTGCGCAACAATCATCGGGGAGGCCGTTCCCTCCCGAAGTTGCTTCTCCGCAAGCTCGTAGGCTAATCCGATGAGGATGTGTTCCTGCTTCTCGGGGGTGGTTGCTCCTGAAACCCGAGACTTTTTGGTGCCTCCCAACGAGTTACCTCCTAGTCCAGGGGAGAATATACAACATTCCGGGCGGTTCGACTATAGACTTGACGACTTCTACCCGCCTTCTGAAGGGGTACCAAGCCCTCAGATACTCGTCGGGGAGGAGCACCACAGAAAACCCAACGGTGCAGGGAAGTCGTCAAGCCTATAGCCGAACCGCCCGGATGCAAAACGCAACCCTCAAAAATCCCTGCGGGGAAAATATG